TTTGGAAAGAGAATGGAATCAGTAGAATCTGATACCGCTTTCCGAAAGTCTGGCGATCTCGGTGAGATCGTACAGTTACAACCAGAAATGGTTGAAAAATCCCTATGGGGCGGACGTTTCCTCAAAACAGCCGATCTATTTAAGTAAGAAATCACTTGGAGGTGAAATATATGTCGGAAGAAATTATTAAAAACCAACCTGGCGAAAGCGGACAATTAGGAGGAACAACTCCTGGTCTATTCCAAGGTCAAGGTGCATTTGCATCAGGATCTGATTCAGCCAGTAATGTTCCAGGTAACTATAGCAATGGTGGCGAATTAGGAAATATTCCTAATGCAATATCAGGAATCACATCTGGTCCAAACGCAGTAAACCCTTCAGGTGATACTGGAAGCGGTATCTTACGCCCTGAACAAGCACGTCGTTTTATTGACTACGTGTGGGATGCAACTGTATTGGCCCAAGACGGTCGTAGAGTTACAATGAGAGCAAACACAATGGAACTTGAAAAAGTTAACGTTGGTGAACGTGTTATTCGTGCAGCAGCACAAGCAGTTGGCGATTACACAAACGCAGGTGCAACATTCTCAAAAGTTGAATTGACTACAAAGAAAATTCGCTTAGATTGGGAAGTTTCATCAGAAGCATTAGAAGACAATATTGAAGGTGCAGCATTGGAAGATCATATCGTAAGATTGATGACTAATGCTTTCGGTAACGATATCGAAGACCTTGCAATCAATGGTGTAGGTTCAGGTAGCAATGCCTTTACATCCATCATGGCAGGTTTTGTGCATAATGCAAAAGCCGTTGGATCTGGTGCTCACGCAGCATCAGTTTCAGTGTCTGGAGATGCTTGGACAACAGGAGTTATGCAAGACATAATCTTGGCAATGCCACGTAAATACCGTGCACTTAAGAATAATCTTAAGTTCTACGCAGGTACTGACGCATTCCAAGGTATTGTTAAGAATAACGGTACTCTTGCTGATGCAATTGCTGAATCATTTGGTTCATTAATTCCAGGAAGTACACAAGCAAACCGTCAAACATACCTTGATGGTGCAGGACAAACATTCGGCGGTGCACGTTCAACACGTGTATTGGGAATCGATGTTCAAGAAGTTCCTTACTACCCTGCAGGATATGTCGATTTGACATTCCCACAGAACCGTGTATGGGGTTTCCAACGCGACATCACAGTTAACCGTGAATATAAGCCAAAGAAAGATACTGTAGAATACACAGTATTTGTTCGCTTTGGTATTCAATGGGAAGAACTGGATGCAGTTGCTTACGCACAAGCATAATTTATAGTGCATGTTTAAAGGGAGTAGGATTAATTTCTTACTCCCTTTAATATTTAATAAAATGATATAATATTTAAAGGAGAGCCCAATGTTTGATTTACAAAATACAAGTTCACAAGATACTTTTAAAAAGGTAACAGAAAAACAAGCCTTGGGGTATACACATAATGGAATTATTGGTACAACTGTACAAGAATTTAAAAAAATAGAAGATATACAATCAGAACATCCAAAATTAAAAAAAGTAGCAATTAGATCTGCAGATAATATTTATTGGGGTGGGGTTGGCTCTGTAAAAATTGGTATTAATTTTGTAACAGAGGAACAAGCAGAAAAATGGCTAACTAAACAAAACATCACTCTTTTAACGCCAGAAGAGGTAGCAAGGGAGTTTAACTTATAAATGGAAGCCTTAAGAGTACCACCATATCCAATTGTTTTAAAATTTGATGTTCCAACAAGTGGAGATATCTACACTCTTAGATTACAGGATTTGGTAGAACACTTTGTTGAAACATCTGATATAACTTCAGACGAAAACTTACAATTAACATATGTTTTACCATTTTCAAAAATAGAGTTTGATAGAAATTATGAAGTCAAAATTTTAAATTCAGATGAAGAAATAGTTTTTGAAGATAACCTAGACATAATTAGACCATACACTAATCCAAACAAACTTGGATCAACTGCTTCAGAAATATCAGAAGCAACATACAACGAACTTATTGCAAGATCTATAATTGATTCATTTATTACTGATGGTTTTTATAATAAAAAAATTATATATCAAACAGTTGGAGAAGGACTAGACTATATACCTTTATGGATAAATGCATATAAAGTATTAAAAGTTTATGAAAATGATGTATTAGTTTTTGATATAGATGAAGAAGTAAATGAAAAATATTTTAAACTAACACTTGACAATTCTGCAGTTCAAGCATACGTACCAGATTCTACAAATTCATGGAATAGGTTAGAAAAAACAATCCCAAATGTTCCAGTTTCTTATGGTGATTTAGGATATTATGGTTGGGATACAGTCACATTCCCTACAGGATACGACTACACATTAGTTTTAGATGCTGGATATAAAACAGTACCGTCAGACATTCAGGCAGCAACAGAAATGCTTATTAATGATATTAAATGTGGAAGACTTGATCAATATAAAAGATATGTTGAAGAATATAGAACAGAACAATATCAAGTTAAGTTTAATGCTGATAAATTGTTTAGCGGTACAGGTAATATTATAGTTGATCAAATACTATCAAAATATACTAAGAATATTACTAGATTAGGAATACTATGACATGTTTAGACGACAATTTTTTATATCCAATGACAGCAGAAGTTTACTATTCAAGCGTTGAACAGGGCCAATACGGAAATATAAAAAAACAGTGGTCAAAATATAAAGATACTGCATGTTATTTTGCTGCTGGAGGCATTAAAAATAAAGAAGAACAACAAACACAAGGTGTAGCAATTTTATTTGATACCATTTTAAGTGGAAGAGTGCCAAACGATATAAGATTTAATGACATGAATAATGGAATTGCATTAACAAATTTACTCATAACTAATATTTTAGATGGAGAGAACAACCCTATCTATGTTGAAACTGGTGGAGTTCGTGCTGGTAAGTCTACATTATTTGAAATTGCAACTCTTTCACCATATTCTGGATTATTTGGAAAAACAGAATATTATAAAATTATAATTAAAAGGTCTGATAATCAGGCGGTAGATTTATGATAAAAGTTGATAATAGACAATTTAAAAAAGAAATGAACAATATAGTAGATTACTCCATTGGATTTTTAGAAGGGGTAAAAGGGGGAAAGACAGCGTTCTTTAATAATCTCGGACGTGAAACTATAAAAACATTAAAAGAATTTATTGATATGAATGCTAGAATAGATCCAGCAATGCTACAACATGTCTATGAGTGGTATAGAGTGGGTAGTCCAGATGCAAGGTTGTTTGATATTGATTATACTGTAAGTAATCAGGGTTTATCGATTTATTCTACATTTAGTCAATCTTCAAGTATTAAAAACGGATCAACTACTCCTTTTTATAGTAAGGCAAGAATTATGGAAAAGGGAATACCAGTAACAATAAAACCTAAAAAATCTAAGGTGTTGGTATTTGAAGAAAATGGAGAAACAGTATTTACTAGAAATTCAGTTACAGTTAACAACCCTGGAGGAGAAGATGCTCAAGGTGGATTTGAAGAAGTATTAGATATATTTTTAAATCAATATTTCAAACAATCATTTTTAAAATCATCTGGATTATCAGATTATATTAAAAATCCAAAAGCATTTAAAACTAACTTAAAAGCAGGTGCCAAGTATGGCAAAGGTTTTGGATATTCAACTGGATATAAGTGGATTGCTAATGCGGTGATTGCATAATGACTGCTACAATACACCATCCACCATCATTAATTAATGCTTATTTACAAAATAAGATTAGTGAGTTTTTTGATCAAGATTTAACTATTCCATTTTTTCCTACTAGTCCAACAGATATAGGTGCTTTAACTGAAACATTTCCAAATTCAACAGGAACGTTTGCTGTATATGACAGAATGTTTAGAATGAATAAAAAAACATTTCCACACATAAACTGTGAACAAATAATGTATTATTTTTATAATTTTGGAGAAAACGCAGTGGAAAGAACTATTGTGGTAAGTCAAAAAATGCAAGATTTGTTAAATCAATTAGATGAGTCTGCTATTAATATAAATAAATGGATAAGAGATAATCAAAACACACTGATACCTGGACCAAATATAGCACTTAAAGATATGTCACTTCCCTTATACTTTCATACTTTCAAAACTTATCAACTTCAAGAAACAAGGGACATCATAGACTTTGGAACAGCCAGAACATATGCTGGAAATAAGATTATTCTTGATTATGATTGGCATAAAGGATAAGAAAATGGTGTTATACTTAACCTTGAGGAAACAACGCTTTACAATTTAATAAAACCCTTTACAAGGAGAGGTGAAATAAATGGCATATACACGTGGCTCGTCCAATAACATTATAGTTGGTGCAGCAGCATTGTTCACATACAGTGAAGCATTGTCTGGTGCTCCTAGTGCTAGTGGACCACTACCAGCATTTCAAGCAGGAGTTTCATACAAAGATACTTTGTCTGAAGATCTTGACTTTACAAATGTTGGCTATACCAGCAATGGTATTGAATTAACATTTCAACCATCTTTTGGTGAAGTTCAAGTTGATCAAGTTCTTGACGTTGCACGTCTTTTCAAAGACGGCATGCAAGTTTCTTTGGCAACATCTTTTGCAGAAGCAACATTAGAAAACTTATTAGTTTCTCTTGCTGCACAAGATTCTGCATTAGTTACAAACTCACCAAGCGGAATCGACACCCTTGACCTTAACTCAGGAGAATTAGGCGAAGTTCCTCTAGAACGAGGCTTAGTTGCAGTTGGTCCAGGAACAGGTGACCCTTCAATCGATAAAGAACGTATCTATATTGGATACCGTGCTTTGTCAATCGAAAACGTAGTAGCATCCGCAAAACGTGATGCAGCATCTATGTTTGACGTTACCTTCCGTATGTTACCATTAGATAATGGTAAGTATGGAAAGATTGTTGACAGAACATTTTAGTTCAAAATAAATAATAGACTGGCCCATCTAACAAGGTGGGCTTTTCTATTTGATATAATAGTTTTATGGCCACTAAAATTTACAAAGAAGGTATTGTTGAGTTAGTAGACGGTACAAAAATAACAGTAGGTCCAGCAAAAATAAAATATTTAAAAAAAATATTAGATCAGT